CTCACCCCTGGCATTACCAGCGGTCGCCCCTTCATTGGCTGCTTGGATGTCATAGGTTTGGTCAGTGCCCTGAACCGTACCTCCGCCTCCACCGCCAGCGGAAGGCGTCTCCCAATCAGCCGTGCCGTCCGCCTGTAGGGTCAACAAGTCGCCGTCAGCCTTACCGGACGCGGCAACCAGCCCAACCGTACCCGCCCCGGTTCCAGCGATTACGTCGCCGATAGCTACTGCGGAAATGTCGGCTTCCAATCCGCCACGCTCGTGCTTCAGCGTGCCTGATATGATCGATGATGCGGGAAATGCAAATATAGGCATTCAATCCTCCTTTGGTCTCTACACTAAAATGGGGAGTGGTCACTGACTTCGGCTTCGACCTCGCCCATGAGTTCTTTCATCTCGTCTTCGGGCGTTGCCTTAACTGAGTTCCAAACGGCATCGACGTACTCGGCTCCTCCGCCAAACAAATAGCTCGACAAGTTGCCGTGAAAGACCGAGCGTTGTACGGCTCGACGCACGGCGATACGAGCGAAGATATTTGGCTTGGATAGCCGAGAGATAACTTGGCTGGAGTTTCGGTTTCGCTTCTCGAAGCAACCCATCAGTAATCCGAGAAGCTCTTGGATCAGTATCGCGGTGATCGCTGGGTCAAGGAAGTTCTGTCGATCGGCTCCGCTCAATGCTTCGCCTAATCGAGCTTCGGCTTTCTCTACGGCTGTCTTGTTACTGCTTGGCATCGGTTCGCTCCTTACCTGCGGAAGAGTCCGCGTCGTTGGCGTTGGGGGCAAGTCGGGCAAACGTATGTCCGTACCACTTGCTTGTCCTTAGTCGTTCTAACCTTCTGCGTCACTTTGACGGGTACGCTTCGAGAGACGTTGACGTATTGAACCTGTAGCCGTCCTTCATGGTCGTCGCTATGGATCGCGTGTAGCTCGTTTACGGTCAGCGTATCAAGCCAACTACTCTTGTACCTTCCCCGGTGTTTCGGAGCCGTCTTGAGATGGTGGAGTACCGTAGTGCGGTTGGCGTAGTAGACTCCGTTGACGCTCCACCATCCCCCGCGTACGGGATAGCTACGAGAAGTCTTGACGGTTACGGGTACTCGTATCGGCTTCGGTCTTTCGTTCACGCCGTTGTAGAGCCAACCCAGAGACCAAACGTCAACCGGCTCTCCGCAACCCGCTACGAATTGTCGAACTCGTACGCCGTCTTTGTAGTAAACGAACGCGGGCAACCCTTCGTCGGCTCCCACGAGATTCTCTAGTGAGTGTCCGTAGGTAAGATCGACGATCTGGATATGGTTACTCGGCTCGGAGCCGATCGTCCAGCCCTGCTCGATAAGAGCCGGGAAGACCGTCGAGCGTAGCTCCTTCGCCCGCGTAACGCACGGCGGGCACGTAGACGACGTAAAGTATAGAACTCTCCCCCCGCGTACGCTCGGGGGCGTATAGACGCCTACGCGGACGGCTACGAACGGGCTATGATTAGGCGGCTCGCCGAACGGGTTATGGTTCGCCCGTAGGGTAGTCGCTTGTACGAGCAGTAGTAACGCTATTAGGTATCGCATTAGAATGGTCCGTGGTTCGAGTTACCTTCGCTCCCCCCGCCGACGATCGGCGATAGGTACAGATCATGCCGCTTGCCGTCGATCGAAATGTAGCCATCCCGTTCTTGAGGATCGGTAGGCGGCTGCGGTTCCGGTTCGGGCGTCGTGTTCTTTCCGTATCGAGTAACGACTTGGTTGATGTCCCACGCTTGCGGCTTCGTATACTTACCAATCGCCGTAGCGTTCATGATCGAGTTAGATGGGCCGTGGCTCAAACCGAGAGCGTGTCCAAGCTCGTGAGTAGCTACTTCGAGGAGCTTCTTATAACTCCAAGTCCAGCCTACTCCGTACCGTTGTTGAAGAGTCTCTCCGCAATTCTGGTTAGGAAGATACGACCAAGCGAGTACGCTTCCATCTGTCTTCCCTACTTCGGCTCTGATCCTTGAGCCGTTGTAATTCTCGTTATGGTTGAGGTTCGCTCCACAAACGGTTGACCAATTGCGTAGAGCTTCGATCCATACCGCGTGAGCTTGGTCGTTCGTTAGTCCTTTGAGACCGTGAAGACGATGGGCACAAGTGATATCGAGTTGGCAACTCTCCGGCCATTCGCTTACTGACTCTCGCCTCTCTTCGTAGTCCGGTCTTCCGCAACGGGGCAACGCCATGTGAGCGGAAGTAATCGCCCCGAGTTCTCCATCACTTTGGAGTCCGTTGTTTCGTTGGTAGAGAGCTACCGTCTCTTCGGTACGTCGGTCGGTCGATTTCAGTTGCCGTACTTCGCTATTGCTAAGCTCTTGGAGATAGCCGAGCCGCTTGAGGTATTGGAGTTGGGTATCGAGAGCTTGTATACAATCGGCGTTGATAAATGTTTCTCTCATCGTATCGCCTCCAGTAGACCTTCAGCGATCTCAATGTAAGCCGCAGCGTAATCGTCACCGTCGAGTTCTCCGCTTCCTACTAACTTGTCCATCGCACTCGCAAGGTTAGTACCCCACGTAGTCCAATGCGTTACGTTAGCTCCGAGAGCCTTTTGATTTCGTTCCTTTACCTTGTCCCAAACGTCTCCGAGAGTCTGGAACTTTCCGGCTTTGATTTCTGTAACAGTAGCGAGATAGCCCGCAGCCATTTGAGAGGCTTCTACGTTTCGCTTCGGCGACTCGACTGCCTTAGTCCATCGCTCTACTTGGTCGGTTAGTCCGAAGCGATCGCTGTCGTCATCGATTGGCGGAGTCGTAGGTATGTCGGGTATACCTCCCGGCTCGCCTACGGTTACGGTATGCTGTTGTTGAGCGAGCGTTACTGTGCCGTCTTCGTCGCACGATCCTACGGTCAGTACGAAGTTGTATCGAGCGGCTTTCAGTCCGCTAGAGAAAACCAACTCCTGCTCCGACTCGTACTGACGAATGTTATCGGACGAGAGATTGGGCGGGAGTAGCCAAATGAATCCGCTCCCTTCGCTATCCGCGTACGAGAGTATGACTAGAGTACCAGGATCAACTTCCGTCGGTCCTTGGATAGATGCTGAGGGACCATCCGCAAATAGCGGAGTAGTAACCAGAGCCAGCGTACCAATTATCGCTCCTAAACTTCGCATGAGTCGCTCCTCTAAGAGTCCTTGTTATTGGCAATCCACTTACGTCCTACGTTGGCTAGTACGGACCAGCCCGCTACGACGATCGGCGTCCACTGACCGAAGTTCTCGCCCGTTACGAACTCCGTGCCGTAGGTTAGAGCCGCTCCCAATACGGCTACGAGTAATCCATTGCCGAGCTTCTTGAAGTCGGTAGGGTCTAGTACAAATCGTTTGCTCCCCATGAGTACTCCCTAGTCGTTACTGGTCTGGTTTTTCGGTGCTACTATCTGAAGAACTCGATCCAATTTGAGACCGTGCTCGTTGATCTTAGCGAGTATCTCTCGGTGACCGCTTTCTAGATTATCGATGCGAGGTCTTCCTTCAATAACATACAACCCATTAGTGCGAGAGATTTCAGTGAATCCCTCTTTCACGACTCGCTTTGCTCGAATGTCAATGTCATCTAACGTAGGGCCGCGCATCGCAAGAGCCGTACCAAAGTTCGTAACGGCGACCGATAGGAGTAGTCCGCTGATCCACTTCCATACGTCGGCGTTGCCCCCTGAATTCCTAGGCACCATGTACTCTAGCTTTCTACGTATCGGAGGGAACTGTATCGTTGGATCGAATCAAGCCAACGGTTCTGCGGTAGTTTCTTCCTTTGATATCGGGAGTCTTGTTGAACGTAACAACTCGCATGAGATTCGTTTGGGGAGTAGGGAGCGTTGCGATGGTTCCTTGCCACATTGAACTTCCGATAACGATATCTTGGTTGACGACTACGGTAGCGTCAATTCCTATCGTGTTACCGTCTGGGTCTAACGCTTCTCCCTTTCGATTCTCCCAACGTACTTTCAGATCGACTTCGGCGGCTACCGTCTCTTCTCCGTACCGATCCTTTCCCGTCGCTTCCCAATAGACGGCATCGTCATTTCGTTCGGTAGTTTCGATACTCGGCATCAGTCTCTATCCGTGTAACCGGTTTGTCCGCTCGGAGCTTTACCAAGCCAAGCCACTTCGACTTTACCGGCAGAGAAGTTAGCGAGGCATCCGGTTGTATCTAAACTCTTGGCGGTCTGTCCGTACTGAGTCGAGTCGAGTCCCATCCCCGTCGTACCTTGATAAGTGGCGGCAGCGTCGGCGGTCTTCTTCGACTTGAATAGTTGATCGTGGTGAGCGTAGTAATGAGCCGCAAGCCATCTCTCTACAATCTCTAAGATAGTAGCCGTAGCCGTCACGTTCTTATCCGCCGCACACAAGACGACTTCGTCAACCATTGCCGTAGCGGTTTCGATGAACGGGGCTACGTCGGTTGAACCGTCGTAGTTGTCTCCGAGAATCGCTTGGACTTTCGCAGCAAGTGTCCTCGCCATAGCTCCGTCTCCTCCTGAGTGTTAGTTACGCGGTAGCGAGCGACGAGCGAAGTACGTTGATGATCTCGGCTTTCTTCTTCGCATCGCCCAAGTCGATATCCGTCTCCTTCGCGTACGCCCGCAACTGAGCGATCGTACACTCATCGAAGTCGTCGGCTGGCTCGTCTACCATCGGGGCTTCGGGAGCATCTACGGGCGGAGCTTCCGGCTCGACGGCTTCCCCCTCTTCTTCGATTCGATCGACTACGGGGGCTGCTGCGGAAGCCGGGGCAGCGAAGTTCGGATTGACGTGCGTGACGGGAGTAGTTTCGAGGACTCGCTCAAACTTCAACGAGCCGGTTTGGCTATTGAGTCGCAAGTCGAGTTCGGACACGCTATCAAAGACGGCTCCAACGGGTAGGATAACATCCTTACGGTTCGCCCCTTCGCCTACGCTCCACTCAACGTGTCCCGGTCGTACTAACTTAAATCTCGGCATTGGTTCGCTCCTCTGTAAGAAACTAAGAAAGAAACCGATGGCGGCCAGCCCCCTCCCCGGTTGTGCCGACCAGAGGAGGGAGCGGTACAGCGGCCAGCGGTTGTTACGCGATAGTACCGTGAGCGATCCCGCATTTACCGTTGAAGTCCGAACGGAGTTGCGGTACTTGAATCGCCATGACCTTGAAGTTCAGTTGCATCCCGCCTTTGGATTCCCATTGGACGGTCGTGATGTCCATTCCGTTGATAGCTCTCGCTACGTCGGAAGTCATCTGAACCAAGAGGACGGTGAAGGTACTCGTCAAGAAGTCGAGCCGACGGATATCTCGGATACCGTCGATCTGCTTGAGGCGACTTCGGAGAGTTCCGGCAGACGGTTCCGACGTACTGAACAAGTTGTCCAAGTACTGGTCGTAGTCGGTCGAAGTATACGCCATGTACGGACCATACATGTTGTCCGCGTAGAGCAGGTCTCGTAGAGCCAGCCAATCCGTAAGGATCGTCGGACCATTCGAGCCAGTCGGCGAGTTCATGTTCGTCTTGGTATTGCGGTCAGGGTGAGTCGCATAACCATAGACGGTAGGAGCGTTGTTGTAGTCAGCAGCAACGCCGTAAGTAGCTCCGGCGATTGTACCAATCAAGGTCTTCTCAATCGTCTCGGCAACACGACGGCCAGCGGCTTCGGCACTCACGGTATCGAGCGGAGTTCCCGTATTCCGGGAGACGGCCAAGCGACGTTGCGAGTAGTGGAAGTCACTATGGGTAATCGGCAACGGCAAGCCTTCGAGTTGGAATCGAGGATTGTCGGTGCGAGCTTCAGCAAGCCCGTCCATGTCCACGAACGCTTCCCCCGGATCACTCATCGTCTCGTGTTCCAGGATCATCTTACCCATGGCGTTGAATCCGCCAAAGGAATTCGCCGCAGCGAGATCGGACCAAGCACGCAGCCGAGAGCGAGCCGCCGAGAGAACGACGCGGTCAACTTCCAACCACTCGTCCTTACGAAGAGTCGTAGCGTTCAAGACGGGCGAGTTGATCCCGTTGTGGGCCAAGTCGCGTACAAGTCGCTTCTCGAAGATGGGTTGGTACGTTCCGGTCTTTGGATCGTATTCCTTACGACCGGTGTTGACGGTAGCACACTGACGTCCGTTTTCATCGTAGTAAGGTCGAAGCAATCCGGGATCGAATTCGCAGCCAGCCAATTGCTCGGCCACTCCGCCATTCGCTTGCCCGTTAAGAATAAAGTCATGAAACATCTTATTGTCTCCGAGTTCGAGTAGTTAGTTTTCCAAAAGAGTCGAGGGGCAAGGCTTAGTAGCCAGTGTAGATACAATGGACGAGAGTATCGGCAGTCAGAGCCGCAACGGTTTCGCCGACGATGAACGGTTCGCTCTCGGGAGTTCCCGTAGTCGCGATCAGCTTGCCGGTTCCGTCGTCAACGATCAGCTTGTCGCCGATAGCAAACGAGTCGCCCGTACCCGCGATGTTCGCGACGAGCATGTTCAACTCTTCGCCGTTCGCCGGAGTGTAGAGGAAGCAACGATCTCCGCTAACGTAGGCGGCGGTTGCGAGCTTGCCTTGCGTATGGTCTGGGAGTAAGACCGCGATCAACGTACGCTCGCCATCGGCGGCAAGGTTGAAGGCTTCCCAATCGTATCGCCCGTCCGGTCCAATCCCTTCCGAGATATCGATTTGGCAAACGGTTCCAGGCTTCAGGGCCGCGTTGACGTACCCTTCCCAGAACTTTCCTTTGGTTTGTGATTCAAGAATGATCACATCGTTAGAAGCGGCCATGGATCAGTACTCCGTAAAGTTTCGAGGGAATAGTAAAGCAAGCGAAAGTCAGCAGGGAGTTACGCCTGCTTCTGATCTTCTCCGTATCGCAAAGTCGGGAGCGGCAGAAAGTCATTCTTGAACTCTTCGCTACTCGCGTTGTCGGTTTGCTGATTGCCCGTAGGAGCAGCCGCACCCGCGTAGTTCGGTCGGGTGTACTGATAACCTTCGGTGTTCGCAGCGGGAGCCGGAGCGAGAGCGGACAAGGCTTCCAACTCGGTCAAGTCTTTCGTTTCGAGAGTCTTGATCAAAGTCGTTTTCGCTTCGCCTTCGAGGTTCGCTACGAGCCGCGTGATGATCTCGTCCTTCTGAGCGGACTCCAAGCGGATACCGTTCTGGACTGCGGCACGGATACCGGGGGGAGCCGTCGCCAACCATTCTTCGTCGGTTTCGGGCTTCTTCGGTTCGGAGTTCTCGGTTGGCTTGGTAGCCGGTTCGACTTTCTTCGCGGCGGTATCCCACTTATTGGTTTCGGTATTGAAGGTTTGGGTGTTGCCTTCCGAGTCGGTGAAGGTCTTGGTAGCGTTCGTAGCCATAGCCACGAGACCATCAGCGGCACGGACTTTCTTCGACTGGTTCTGGACGACGGTCAGCTTGTCGTCGGTGAGAGCGTTGAGAGTTTTGCGGTCACTTTCTTCCCAACATTCGCAGTTGGTAATAAGATCGTCCACGACGGCTTTCTTTTGGGCTTCGTTGAGCTTCATATCATCTTCCTCTGCTTGAATAGAATTGAACTTGAGTTCGATATCGGTGACGGGTATCTCCAAGAGGCTCGATAGCTCTCGGAACAATGATGCTTTCTTCTCGTTGACGAGTACGCCGCAACCGTCGTCGAGCGAACACGCTCCGACTCGATCGGGGAGTACGGCGAGATGATCGGGGCGATAGTTCCGAGCGATAGCCCTATAGACCGTGCCCTCAAACTTCTCCCCGTTCTCTACCGGCTCGTCATCTGTAAAGAGTCCGGTGCTTAGCTCAATCGACTGGTTAGCAGCGAGAGCTTGGGAGATACGATCGTCAACCCGCTTCGTAGCTTCTATGTCGAACCAACCCTCAGCAACGAGCTTGCCGCCGTTCTGGATTTTACTACGGAAGACGAAGCCGATGCCTGCTTGGTTAAGCACGACGGGATCACGAGCGGAGATAGGCTCGCCGTTTAGCTTAGGATGGTACACCACGATCGGTACGTGGTTCCATACCTCTGGGTCTTTCGCTATCTCTTCTGCAGGATAGAGCAGCGGTCCCTTGGAGCCGTTAAGGACTCCCGGTACGATAAGACTCAACGGAGCTACGATGTACTCCCGCCCGTTGAAAGTCTCTTTGCGTGTAGCTCCCGCGAAGTTAGCCGATAGGGTAGCGACGGTCATAGTTGGTTCCGTTAGTAGTCGGTGGGACTGCCTAACGAAACTTTACGCCTACGACGTAGGGCGGTAAACGGTAACTGCTAAGAATACCTTTATACGTTATCCACGGATGGGCGTGTACTTTCTCACTAGCTGATAGTGGACTTTACGCTTGATATAGACGATAACAACGGCTAGATCGTACACTGCTATCTTCTTACGAATGCCCGATAGGTGCGGGCTTATATTCCCTCGCGGGCTAAGCTCGTCGTACAGGCACGCGTGTAGCTCGTCTGCTAGATGCGGCTGGCCGTCTTCGAGTATCGCGGCCATCTTCGCTTCGATCGGTTTGAATTCGATTCCCTTCAACGCTTCGCTCCTTAACGTAATCCCAACGGGTTATTGTCCATAGTATCTATTGCCGCCTGATAAAATTTCCTGAGCTTACTCGTCAGTAGACCAGGATCGATAGATGCCGCAGAGTGAGCTTCCGCAAACAACTCAACCGGATGAGTCGTAGCGTACCCAGACAAGCGAAGAGACTCAGACTCGCCTAGCCCACCTACTTTCCTAACGGCGGCTTGAATATCTAAAAATCCTAAACTGTCAATGTGGTGTCCTACTTCGTGGGCTACCGCAAACTCAAGAGCTTCGTCGGGAGATTTCGCAGCTTGCCAGACAAAGTTACGTTTGCCAATTGGCTCACCAGCAAAATCCTTAACTACCTTCTCTAATGAATGGCTTCGAGTTCCTTTCAATCCTCCTTCAGCAATAGACAGCCTACCGCCGTTACTAGGAGAATACCCGAAGCCAGTAGACTCAACTCCCCCTCCTTCTCCTACAACCCTCACAGTCTTGATAGCAAACTCCCTACCTCCTACACCAAGCGACTTTTCCAACGCTCTCTCTACCGCCTGGGCTTCTGAAACGCTCAGTCCAGTTAGGTCTACATCTTGAGCCAAGTTCTTTGCCTTGATCGATTGCTCTACAGAACGTACTGACAACTTGGGATCGGCTTTAGGCGTTGGTTTTGTAGTCGGCTTGGACTTTGGTTTGACCTTCGGCGTAACGTCGTCGAGAATACTCTTAGGTCGCTTGCGAGCAATCTTCGTATCGGCTCCCGCCCACTTCGATATCTTCCGTTGGTCCGCTATCGATCGCTTCGACCGCTTTGGTATCTCTGCCTTGAGAGACTTACCAATAGCTTCGTCAACGTCGCCCTTCGATCGTATCTGCCCCTTCTGACTCTCGCCTACGTTCGCGGGCTTGAACGCACAACGGCAATTACTAGATACGATCCCGTTTATCGAGTATAGTGAAGTCTCACTAGTCACATCGTAAACAGAAAGGGATTGAACATGCCTAAAGGTTACCTGTTTGACATCAATGAGTATCCCGCCGATAAGATTATCGAGTTGTACCTGGGAGGAGAGAGCCAGACTGCTGTCAAAAATGCTCTGGGACTTCCCGATGGGATGGTTCGACGAATTCTCAAGGCTCGATCTATCCCTATGAGAACTCAGGCCGACGCTAACCGGCTCACGATGAGCAAGCGAACGAGCGAGGAGAATAGACTCAACGTTCAATCCGCTCACAATACCGTCAGAGGACGTACCCGCTCGTTTGAAGAACTGAGAAAGCAATCCACCACTATCCAGAGTCAGGGAATCGAAGGTGGCAACGTCTCCCCGCCGGAGAAGCGATTCTATGAATTGGCTACTTCTCTTGGTCTGTCGTTGACTCCCCAATACGCTATCGGCACCTACAATGCTGATTTTAGAATCGACGGACGCCCCATCACCGTGGAAATCTTCGGGGGACGCAACCGACTCCAGTACCAATCCTTTCTCGACTACTTCAATAAGCGACTCAAATACATCCGCAATCAGGGGTTCTCTCAGATACTGATTTGGTGTCTTTCCAAGTCTATCGTAGGGAGTGTTAACGAGACGATCAAAATTTGTAATCTCTTTAGCGAAGACCCAACCACGCTGCGTAAGCAATACGTGATTACCAGTCACGGAAATCCGTCTTCCATCGGGCAAGGTAAGATCAACTATCAATCCGGTATACTCCGCCGACATTATACCGACTAATCCGGGGGAGCAAATTCGCATCTCCCCTGTCACACAGTTCGGATGGCGAGGGATCATGCCGTGTCCCTCCGCTATCTTCAACACTACTTCGTCCATCGGCTGACAAAGTTGGCATACACGATCGTCTCCCGCCGTCTGCCACTCGACCATGACGCCTACTTCTTCGACGCCTAACTTTTCCATCGCGTCTAACTGACCTTCAGCGTGAGCTCGGATGATCTCCGTACGAGCCATCGTCAACGCTCGTTGCTTACCGATGCCGTCTACGTTCTTGGCTATCGCTCTCGCTATCTCGCGTGGGTTCTGCCCGCGTACTAGCCCGTCCGTAAGCGTACGCGAGAGGGAAGCTCCCATAGATTCGGTGACGCCTTTGAGGTCGGTATAGACTCGACTGGCGAGTAGCTTCGTCTTGGCTATCGTTTCGGGTTGGGCGAAGGCATCGCGTAGGAACTGATCCTTGGTTCCTTCATAGAAGTCTAGGTTAGCTTGCGTGGCTGGTTTGCGTACGTCGTCGAAAGCTCTACCGGCTCCCTTGCGATAGCCTTCGTCAATGTAGGCTTTCCAATACGCATCTTCGGTAGCACTCTCGACGGTTAGGATACCGGCTTGAACTTGTTGCTCGAGCCAAGTACGGAATCCAGCAACCTTCTCCGCATCCGATCGGAAGGCGAAGCGGGTATTGCGGGCGAATGGATTAGTACGTTGCTTCAAGCCGAACGCATCTTCCAGTACGATCAACCGTACGATCTTCGCCTTCAACGCCGCGAACCGTTTACGGAAGTCTGTCTGTATTTTTCGGCGTAGCGTTGCTGTCCGCGTCGGGTCCGTCTTCATCGGGTTGCGTGACGTTCGGTGCTTCGGCTTCTTCCGAGCGTTTGCTACCATCGCGTCCCAGTCGATCTTCGGAATGTAGCGACTTGTAGTAACCGTCGTCATCTTTAGTATCCCCATCGAGCCGAATTTGCGGTCCAGTATGTTCCTTTTCGCGTGGAAAGATAATCGGCGTGTCCCGGTAGATAGAATTCGTGAGAGCTTCGTTCTCGGCTTTCAAGTTAGATATCTCGGATTGGAGTTCTTTGATAACTCTCGCCATCGTTCGTACGTTAGGCATCGTCGTCGCCTTTCTTCTTCGGGGGGGCTTTCTTCTTCGCGGGAGCTTTACCTACGGGCGGCTTACCACCTGACGCTTTCTTCTTAGGTGGAAACGGCGGGACTACTCCCGGCTTCTCGATCGGCTCGCCGTCTTCGTCAAGCTCTGGCTCCTCGACTGGTTTGCCGTCTTCGTCAAGCTCTGGCTCGATCGGCTCGCCGTCTTCGTCTACTTCGCCGAACTGAGCATCGGGATCGATGGGGTTACCGAACTCGTCTAACATACCGTCGCCACCTACCGTCAGTTTATCTTCGTCTTCAACTCCCATAACGCTCTCGATAATCTGTTGGGCTATGTTGAGCGGAATACCGTGGATGATGACTAAGTAATCGAGTGGGGTGATAAGGTTCTCGACGGAGCCGCCGACGTACTTAGCGAAGGCTTCGGTACGAGCTACTGCTACGGTCGCTTTCTCCGCGTCGGTAAGCGAGTTCATATCGGGCCATTCGACTCCGTAGCTCTCTGGCTCGGGTAGAACTTTGATCGTGATAAGACGATCGATGAACGGTACGATGACTCGGGGAGTCGTGTAGCTTCCTTGATGGGCGGTGATACGATCGTTCCAAGTATCCGAGTCTTGGCCTGACGATAGCTCGCCCCGTTCCGATCCCATGAAGATACGCTTGGGCGTAGCGAGTCGAATACAAATCGCCGTAAGCTGAACATCGATCTGGGCGGATGGATCGGCGACTTGGGGAGCGATCGATTTGACTTGTACTCCGCCAACGGCTAGATAGCGTTGGAGCGTGTTCATGTACTGCTCGGCTTGCTCTCGTAGCTCGTCGCGGTCAATGCGTACGTTCGGCCCTAGCTGCGGATGCGTCTCGAAGGAGAGCCCAGGAAAGGCTCCTCGCCAGTACATCTCAGCCGAGCCGCCATAGAGTTTACGAAGGTCTAAGATACGATTGAGCACCGGCTGCATTCTAGGTACGCCGAAGACTTCGGAACTCATAAGCGTATCGGCGATATGGATCACGCGAGTCCAATGTACGTTGAGACTCTTCGAGCCGTCTTTGACTCCGTGGTTCGATTGAATCTTAGGATCGTTGAAAGTGATATCGTACTTCGTCGGCTGACCGAAGCGGGGGTTGCTCTCGTCCTGCTCGTACGCCGATACCTTCACCATAGACTCGTCGAAGACTCGAATGAAGAGGAGCTTTCGCTCGACGCCTTCGAGCTTCGTCTCGTCGCCGTCTTCCGTAGGCTCTAACGGCTCCGTATCGGGCTTCTCCGGGAGCGTAATCTCTCCCGGCTCCTTCTTCCTATCGTTCGGCTCGACGTTAGAGACGGCTCCTACGGCTTCCTCAACGCCTGCTATCGGCTCTTTAAGGTCTAACCCGTCGTCGATCCCTAAGAGGATCACGCCGAAGGAGCCGATACCGCTCAGGATATCCGCCCGTTGGAGGTATTCCCAAATTGGATTCCCGGCATCGCCTTTGTACTTGCTATTGCCCAACAACGTCGTACCGAGAGCATCGAAGGCTTCTTCAAACGGCGTCGTGACTTCGTTGTCTTCGTCCTCGAAGATACGGGGCGATAGCTTCCAAGTCTCCTTTGGGAGAATCTCTACAACGCGAGTCGCAACGGCTTCTCTGTCGTATAGGTCGCGATAGAATTCGATCGTGATAGAGCCAGTGTCGGGGTAGCCGCAGTCGTCGTTGAGGCTCCGGCGTGGGTCCATGAGCTTCGACATCAGCATCGTACGAGACATCGACTCGTTGTTGATAATCTCCTCTATCTCGTTGAGCGACATCGGAGCGGTTCGGTTATCAACCGGAGTCTTCGCGATGCGGGGCTTACGTACTGATGTCGTCGGCTTCCTACCGTTGGCTTTGGCCATATCTAATCCTCTTCCGTTAGGGCAGTCTGAAATAGTAGTTCCGTTAGATCATTGAGCCTACTCTAAACTCATTAGACTCGTAGAGCATTCCGAACGTAGCGAGTACAAGGCTATCCGCTTCGTCTGGGCTATGGCCGAGCATCTCGATAAGCGTTGGCTCTTTACTGTTCGGGCTTCGCTTATTCTTAGGCGGTAAGTATATCCGACCTTCCCCGTCATAGAGTAGGGGAATCTTACTGAGCTGTCTCCGTAGCTCGACGAAGTGGGCGGGTATCCCGAAGCCCCCATCGGTTGGATTGATGAGGCCACGGAGTACGCCGTACATCTCGGCTCGGCGATTCTTGTAGACGTACTTCTGCTCGTCGAGCGTTACTCGCTTCTCGACGGTTTTCATTCCGGGTACGAAGCGGTCCACGTCAGTAGCTGCTTCGCCGAAGCCGATCGTACGCACGGGATAGCCTTGGTCGCGTAGTCGATCGGCGTGCTCCTTCCCGCCCCCGCCCCTATCGAATACCCAACCCTCAGCGGGAATGCCGTACTGTCTCCCGAGAGCGATCGTACGGGCGGGGATGACGTTAGTGTCGGGAGTCTTAATAGAGATGAGCTCGATCAATCCTCGCTCGCCTACGATAGCCCAACAAGTGTTGTCGCCCCCTTCGGCAGTATCGATCCCCATGGACTTCGCTTTGGGGCGAGCTTTACTTGACTTGGCGGCTAGTTGCTCCGAGTGGTTCAGCCAGAGTGGAGGATACATTAGAACTTCGGAGCCTTCGTAGAACTCCGCGTCAAGCCCGATACACTGACGAATCTCATCCCAGAGCTTTCGTCGCTTCTGATATTCGCCCCAAGGCAACACGCCGTCTATGATCACTTCGTCGGTTGGCTCGATACCTTCGGCGATTTGTTTTTGGGCATAGCGTACGTTAGGACTCTGCTCGCCTTTGATCTTAATGACCTTGCGATAGTACCCCTTGCTTGGATCGTCTTCGTCGCGTAGTAGGTCGCCCCCCTTTACGCCGTCGTAGAAGAAGTTAGTACAAGGGTAGGGATTGCCGATAATAAGCTTGCGGTTCGCCCACGTATCGCTCCGCTCATAGCTCGTATTGTCTACGCCACTTGCTTCGTCGCTGATGAAGAGCGTACGCGGTACTCCGTCGCCCGTCATCGCGATATGATGCCCAAGCATTCCCTCGCCCTTCGCGGCTACTCGCCCGATAGCGTAGGACACGCCGCATACGCCGTCGTCGGTCATCTTCCGTAAGTGGAGATGGTTCTCGACGATCGGTAGCTTGATCTCGCTCGTCTGTAGAAACCGCCGTATCTCGCCCCATAGCACGCCTTCGAGTTGTGTACCGTCTACGCTCGTCGTAACGATACGACACGGATGGCGAGAACAAAAGAACCAGATGACGGCGAGAGCGGAGATGAAATCCTTGCCGAGCATATTCCCAGCGGGTACGAAGGTCTCGTCATTCGCTTCGAGCGAAAGCAGAATGTCCTTCTGCTCTTTGTAGAGCTTTAGCTTAGGCCAACAAAGCCGCTGGAATCGTATCGGGTTAATGAGCTTCATACAACGTCTCTCGCCGATTGTATTAGGGCTTCGACTGGACACGACTCATTAGCCTTGTGTCGGTACTTCTTCGGGTGATGGACGTTCTCGCAGTTACCATTGGCTAGGCTCAACGCTTCCCGCAGCCGTTCAATCTCCGCGTCCTTCTCGGCGGTCGCTGCGTCGATGCGCGGCTGAATCACTCTGGCAACTACAAGGACTGTCGCTGGGTAATTTTTTGATTTACAAGGCAGGAGAGCAGCGGACAGGAGCCGCTTCGCTGCCGCTTTCGCGTGTTTGCTTGGTTCAGGCATTCGTTCGCTCCTTGTTAAGTAAAGCCGAGCCGGTTCGTGATTCCCTATCGCCTGTGAGTTTGGAGGCAAGCGATACCTCAAGGAGTTTCCCCGCCCCTTGAGGGACTCGGCTATATCAAATAAGTCCCGGCGGGCCATAGTACCCGCATCGCCGTCACGCATTTCGCCAGTAGACTGACCGCCGACAGTTGTCACGGGACTAAAGTTAAACTGCTACGGACTTCGCGGCTATGTTGACGAAGTTCCAATCTCCTGTAGGCGTGCGTACGTCGGCGGGGGCTTCAGTACGCATCTCTTCTTGAGCGTCGTTCCACTTGGTCTGCTTGAGTTCTAAGTACGTTATGACTTTCGTGAGTCTACGAATCGCACCGGTGCCGGATAGTTTGTGGGCGTTGGTTACTCTTGATGAGTTAGAATCTTGGCAGGAAAACAGGAAATTGAACAGCCGAGTATAAGGTACAATCCTACTCCCGGCTTGCCAACTAGTGATTGATAGTCTCGATACTATTAGAGATGGTAGCCCAATAGGACGTAACCCAGCATTACCCAAAACGTAAGTTCCGCAAAGGCATCCCGCAGTATTGCAAATCCAGTTCCGCATATCGAGTTCACCGCGTTCGTTCGCTCTGATTCCTAACCGCAGCATATCGCGGAGTTCTGGTAAGTCTACTTTATCAAAGATCATTGCTCGCTCCTAACAAACATTCGGCGGGAGTGGAAAGAACCATTCCAGAAGGTCTTGGAAGCTCTCGTTCACGTAAAGGCTCCAGACTATCTCGGTCACGTAAAGGCTCCAGACCATCTTGGTCACGGCTACTAACGTAGCTCCCGCAAGAAAAGCGAAGAAAAGTAGTATCCAAACGCTTGCTCATAGTATGTCGCTCGTACGGATTGGTGCGGGCTCGATTCCCCGTCCGGTTACTTTGTACGTCTTGACGCCTCTCTCTTGTTTCGACTCCCAAGCGGAGCCTCTACCCTCTAACTCTATGAGCAGCGTCTCGTCTCCTTCGGCATGGAGCATGATTCCCTTCGCTCTACGCTTCGCCATTTCCTTGATCTTCTCTTCGCTTCCGGGGCGAGCGTTCGTAGGCTCTGGCGTGATATCCTTATCAAAGCGTACCATCGGCTTTCTCCCTAAGCGGTTTCAACAATCGTACACCGGCAGTTATAGCGGACATGACTAGGCGGCTTCATCTTAGCCAACGTCTCTGGCTTGTCGATCCAGAACTTAACGTGTCCGAACTCTATCTTGGATAACACCCGGTCGCTACCTTCCTTGCCGACAAGGTAGCCGCCGCTATCGCGATAGTTAGATTCAACCCAACCGTCTCTACCCGTAACGAATTTGATGGCTTCCATTACCTCTACGCCGTCGAGCGTTACATGATTGTGCTTACCCGACCAAAGCTCGCCATCAGCGTACTGCGGATCGGTCGTGAATACGTCCCAGATGCGGCTACCGTTCGCTCGCCTACGGGCAATACTATAGGTCCAATCGAAGTAGTGGGATGGCTCCTCCGGCTCTTCCAAAGCAGCGTCGAGGGTAGCTCCGAAAGCCGCCGCCAACGATGCAGCGATACCGCCTAGAAACGATCTACGTTCAATGTTTGCTTTCATCGTCTTACCTTTCTTCAATGTCTTCGTACTAATCTCAGTTGTGCTAGAAGTCGATCATCGTCGTAGGATTTCCGGGTCGGGCTACTCCTTCCCGTGGCAGTTCTTGTACTTCTCGCGAGAGCCGCAGGGGCACTTCGCGTTACGCTTTATCTTAGCGTGTTTTGTCGCTTCGCGTACTAAGTTCGGCGGCTGGGCACCGATCATTCGCCCCCGCGTGCCTTCGTTCTTAGTCTTCCATCCCGGTTGTATCTCGCACGACGTTAAGAGAGCCGTGAGCATAGCTATCTTATTTGTCGATTGTTCCATTGTTTGCTCCTTACTTGTTCGCTAACCACCTGGATTGACTGTCGCACGGCATTGTTCGCTCCTTATTTGTTTGCTTTGACCCGAGCCGTTATACGTCGCGGCTTCGGCTTCGACACAGCATCTATTTTAGCCTCTATTTCGTCTTCGGCGTCGTCGGGCATCGTTAGCTTATCCCAGTCGGGCGAGATAGCTACGCTATGCTCGTGCTTCTCCGGCTCGAAGAGACCTTTGTGCTTCATCGCGAGTTCGATAGCCTTCGCCTTCGGGATGAGCTTTAGCTTCGTAGTCGTACCCATCAGGTCGCCCGTCTCTGGGTCGTAGCGATCGTACTGCTCTATGCCGTCGATTACGTTGACGGCTCGATCGTTGAGTTGACTTACGTTCGTAATGATATGGCCGTTGTCGTCACAGAAGTCACGAGCGTTCCGAGTAAGAGCGAAGTACAATTGACGTAAGACTTCTTCGCGGTTCAAGTCGAGCTTCTCTACGTCCTTCTTCTGTAAGGCTCCTATTGCTCTTACAACGAGCTTATTCTTCATTAGCTTAGCACCTTGAACCGAAGCTCCGCCCTTAGCATAGCCAGCGAGTTGAGCGGCTTTGGTAGCGTTGCTTACTTCCGCATAATGGTAAACGAACAACCGTTGGCGATCGTTTAGCCGCTTGGTCAAGTAGTCATCCGAAGGTACGTTGTCTCTTAACTTAGTCGCCATAACTCTCCTTATCTCCTTCGTACCTCTAATAGCCCAATTCAGTTTCCTACCCGCTTACAAGCCAACTCCCGATACTTTTCAGAGATGTCTATTCCCAGATAGTCCCGTTTGTTTTCCACCGCAGCTAGTAGAGTTGTCCCGCTTCCACACATCGGGTCAAATACTAAGTCTCCTTCGTTGCTCCAAGTCAACACGTGATCAGTAACGAGTTTCAACGGAAACACTGCCGGGTGATCTCCTACACTACTGTAGTTGCCAGGTATCATATACCACCAGTTGTTTCGCTTACTATATGCGGATGGGGTGGGACGAGATTCAAGTAGTTTTATTCCATCCTTTGTTCGCCGTCCAACCTTAGTATAGATTGACTTCTTACGAGTCCTCCTCGCCCAAGGTCTTTGAGCGTCCATTTCTTTTAGGTTACGTTTGTCTTTAATCAAGTTGACAGTGGTTGGCGATCCCGAACTGAATACAAACATGTACTCAAAGTTCTGGGCGTAGCATTTGTTGCTACCGACGGCTCCACCGCCGTCCTTGATCCAGATCATTGTATCGTGTAAGTTAAATCCCACCTCCTTAAAATAGAGAGCGTGTTTGAAACTCGTACCAGTCTCGTTTCCCTTGATCGTAGTATCGTTGACAACCCAAACAACAACCCCTCCCTCTTTGGTTACTCGATAAAGTCCTCTAATCATAGCTCGGTAATCAAATTGGTAACCTCCGTAGTTTCTCAGGTTACCGTACGGAGGGGATGTAATAGTTAAATCAACAGTTTGCTGTCTCATCTGTCTCATCAACTTTACGCCATCCCCGGCATATACCTCATTACGTTCAATAACCAACGTTGCCTCCTTCGTACATCTAATAGCCTCAACGGTTTTTGAGTACTCTATTCTCTCCCTTACAAGAGTGTACCACACCGGCCGCACTGATCGCGTAGCTCCATGCCGCCAAGATCAAGCACTTCGCCTTCCAGTGTGTACCCTACACAGTCAGGGGCAGCGTTCCTTGTTTCTCGTTTGCGATAACCGAGCAAGCACATCACCCGTTGCCACAGCGGCATCTCTTCGGGAAACCAAGGCATACTGTTGTTGCTGTCGCCATCCATTTGTCGCCTGTTTGTTATGGTGATTCGACTTGCAACAATTGTTCGACTGTAACATTCTCAAGAAACTCCCGGAGACTCTCGATCATCCTCGCTTACCCCCGACTCGTCGTACCGTCCTTGAAGCTCGCGTTGCTCTGACTCTCCTATCTCGTACCTCTTAGAGCAGCTAAGAACTTTCCACCATTACCAGCCGTCGAATAGCTTGCCTGATCCCTTCAATGTAACCTTCCCATTCGTCTTCGCTCGTCCCATTCAACTTATTCCGACGGTTCGTTTGAGCTTGGTCGAGCATCAGCTCAAGCTCTTTGATCATTCGGCACTCGTCTTTCGGCTCGCCTACGATCCGAGACAATTCTACCTTCGCTTCGGCGAGCCGTCTCTGTTCCGTACCGAGTATCCTAGAGAACGCATCGCTGACGATGGTTGAACCGGCTTTGTTGAGAGTGATACGGTATAAGCCGCGTACGATTACGTCACTCGCTTCGCTGCTATGCAAGCTATTCGTAATCACCGCAAGCAGATCGACTTGGGACGCAGATTGCTCGACTACTTCCAACTGCTTTCGTACTTTGTTAATGTTCATAACTCGCTCCTCTCATTGGTGATTACGTTTCCTACCACTGACGGAACTCTACCGCAGTAGGTACAGAGACCAGCATTCCGCTTACGGCGATAAGCCTTAGCCCCTCTTGTTAGTTTCCCCAAAGATGGTCGCTCCACCACGCTCTATCGTCCTTGTCTTTATACTTCGTAAACTCATTCGACTTCGTACAGCCAAGGCAGATAGTTTCGGAAGACTTATGAAGGATCGTACCGCACTTACAACATTGACCTCTACTCTCCCGGATGATTACTTTCTGTAGAGCTATCTCTTCGAGCGTAGGATCGTCGGCTGAGCGCTTGTCGAGTACGTCGGGGCGTAGGACCATACCGCAGTCCTTACAGCAAACACGCTTTGGTCGGTTCTCCGTCTTACATAGTGGACACGTTCGTACTTCGCATCTTCCTCGCGGTCGTACTCGCTTCTTCGCCATAGCTTATTCCTGTAAAGAAGAGAGACCGCCTACTGACGAGAGCAAGCAAGCGGATCGCGTTCAGCGGTCTCTCCGGCGTCCAAGCCCGTTCTAGTTTACGGCGAGATACTACGAAGCGTAAAGGGCAGTCATTGCTTGTCCCAGAGCCGCTCGGCAAACTCTAACTCACGCATCAGTAAGTCTCCCCCGCGAAACGTAGCGATGGAGTTGTTAGGAATGATTCGATCAAGCGTTCGTTTCTCTTCCGTAGCTTCGTCAAACTCGGCGAAGGTGATGCGTATCGCTTCGAGTCTAGCGTCTGACTGAAACGAGATAGTCAAGCGAGGATTGTTATGGGTTATCCTCAGTATTAGGTTCTCTAGTCTGCTAGGCATGAGTCTAACTCTATAGCGTTATTCGACGGCATCTCTCTTTACTTCGGAGAGAACTCGATTATACTTCGTGTACGGGGTGTCCTATTACTTACTATATTACTATAGTAGTTAAAGAGGCAAGAGTTCAATCTCCTCCGTACCAACTACCTCCTTGTAGAGATTACGCATACGCTTCGTAAGTCTCCAACGCGGCTTCTTACTAATACCGTGGACCTTCTCGGTGTGGTGCATCGTCACGCCGATCTGTCTAAGGAACCGAAGCATGTCGCGTACCTTTACGTCCGCTCGCCCCGTCTTCAACGCGAGATTGTGAACGTCCAATCCCGTATCGTTATGCTCGAACAAGTGGGCGGCTATCTCTAGCGTTTGTCCTCGACTCGTATCGAGAGCTACCCGTCGTACTCGCTGCATAGTAGCCGCGTCTACCGTATCTCGATTCAGTACGACCGCCAAGCACTTCGCTACTCGAATGTGCTGACTCACTAGACGAGCCGCGAACTCTCGCTCAGCCGTCTCGTCTTGCCGGTCGCTCGGTCTCGCCCGCATAAACGCTACGAACTTTCCGAGCCGCGTACACCGTAGGAGAGCCTCCTCAGGCGTCTGTACGGCTGTTAGGAGCCGTGTAGCGTTCTTTCTTAGGTATCCGACGTAACCGCCCGTCAGTTGCATAGCAGACACTAGGTACGGCTCATACTGTGACTCAGCGTTGCCGTCCGCTTCTATCGATAGGTTCCGCTCGGCTCGGTGAGCGACTCTCAGCAGTACTTCGTCTTCCATCGCGTCGTCGATACCTTCCATGATAACGCAATCGAGAAACCGCTCCCCTAGCTCGCTACTATCGATAGACCGTAGCGAACTCGTACCGCAGAGCAGCCACGTCATCCGAAGCCCCATGTATTCCTTCCCCATCTTATTCTTGTAGTGCGTTCGGCTGACGCTATCGTAGATGTCGCGGGCTTCCGAGAGTATCTGGTTCACGTTCGTATTCTGTAAGAGCGTATCGCCGTCTTTTGTTACGAGAGTCTTACCGTAGAGCTTGGCGATGAGGCTGTTATCTTCCTTTACGTCTCCGCTCGTATTGAAGCCGCTATGGAAGCCGGTCATCTGGCTATTCGCATGAACGAATTCTCGGTTGACCGAGAGAGCTTCGCAGAGCGTACTCTTGCCGCACGAAGCCGGTCCAATTACCTTTATCCATAGTTGGTCGCCTACGCTTCTCGTACTCGTTATTGACGCGAGCATAACCGAGAGAGCGTACTCAAGCCCGTCCGTCCAGCGTAACGCTTTCCGCCAAGCACTCGTCATCTCCGCGTACGTCTCGCACTTAGCACAGTCCAGTTGATGCTTCGTCGGCTTACCGTTCGCGTTGACTACTCCCTTCGTCCAGTCTTTCGGTATCGGTACGAGTCCTCCCATCAAGATTACGATACGCTGACTCCGGTACTCAATCGACTTACTACCTACGCTCGCCTTCGGTATGATCTTCGGCATCTACTCGTTTCCGTTCTAAGTGTTTACAAAATCCCTAACGTCCATGCCGCTCGGCAAATCAGGATCGAAGCCCCCTTCCCCCCAATTGTAGATATTGATTTCCAATGGAGGTTCGTTAGCTCCCAGCAATAACTTCGATGCCCTTTCCGCTGCCGAGTAACCCGCTGGGGCTACTTCTTTCTTCGTCGTCGGGTGTACTTTCGGATGATCGTTATCAAAGAATAGGTTGACGATCTTCCCCGCGAATAACGGTAGCCACTTCGTAAACGGTCTACCAATCGAACCGCACCCCGGTACGGCGAGTACGTTGACGCCTTCGAGCAACGAGAGGCTCTTGTTAGAAGTCGTAACCGCTCCGCCGTCGTCGTCGAGCTTCGTCTTACCGAGTACCTCCCACATTGCCATACCGTCCCACGGTCCTTCGCAGACGTTCACTACGCTCGCTTCCGTATCGAATAAGTTGACGCCGTGTACTTGGTGACCTAGCGTCGGAGTCGGTAAGAGCTTGCGACCAACGTAGCTGTAGAGTTGGTTCAGGTTCGCCTCTACGCCGTATCCCGGCACCATCCAGTTACCCGTTAGGATCGACTTTGATACGCCCCAACTGCTAAGCGTATCGGGATAAACTAACTTACGATCGGTAGCCAACTCTTCGTAGGCTTCGGTCGAAGTCGCATCGAAGCTAACCTTCCAAAGCCATCGAAGAAAGTCATAGACGTTTCCCCGCTCGCCACACTTGAAGCACTGGTACAATCCCGTCTCTCGGTTCACGCTGAACTTACTCTCTCGACTACAAAGCGGACAGTCACCGAGAGCCTCTGAATCCGAATAGTCCAAGTCAAGTCCGTGGGCCAAGTACGGTCGTAGCTTCTCCGGTATATCACTCTGAATCTTGGGCATCGATATGGAGCCTCCGTGCGTAGCAAGTCGGACAGAACTCGGTTTCATTCGTCTTATGGATCGGCTTCCTACAGTCGGCACAAAGTCGATCGTACGACGACGAGCGGTAGTGATCGGTCGGTCGTACCAACCCGTCTCCCGGCTCGGCTACTACGTTCTCGACAGTAGCCGCTTCGGCTGCTGCCTTCGCTTGAGCCTTGAGCACTGTACCGAGATAACCGGGAATGGCTATGTCTGTGCCTTGGTAGTTTAGATGGCTCCACCGCGTAGCCATATTCCAGCTCGGGTGTCCCGGCAACTGAAGATAGCGAGCGTGATCTCCAGCCACTGAAGGTAAAATCTTCCATCCCAATGTCAGAGCGATCGTAACGAGCTTCACGAGTCCTCTCGTCTCAACTTCGTCGATAATGGGTACAACTTCGGGAGGTTCCGACCAACCCGCTCCGGTCTGTTCTCTTGCCGCTGTGCTGCCGTCGAGTATCTCTCGCTCACCGTTGCGGTCACGGTTCTCTTCCTTCGCTCGTACTTCCGAGAAGCTACCCGGAAATCGTTTGCGGAGCTTGGCAATAACACGTCCCAGAATGGTATCCAAATCAACGCGGAGAACATCGGCTCCTTCCGCTTGGTACCATCCTACGTCGCCTAACTCTTCAGCGAAGTTTACGGGATCGAATTCTTGTCCGTACCAAATCGTCTTCTCAAGGTTGCTCGCTAACTCGCCAAGCTCTCCCATCATCCCGATGACCACGTGGAGTAGTTGCGTGTACTTCGGATCACCCTGAATTCGATTGAACGCTTTCTCTTGGCTACACTTCGTACGCATCGCATCTCTTTGAAACTGGTTCGCTTCCATCGTCGCTTGCTCCTTAATAGTTTCTCACTTCCCAGATGACCGTGTTCCGCTTCGGTATCGTTCCCCAACAAGTCGAGTACGTGCTGAACTCGATAACGTGACCAGGGTATCGCTCCAATAGAGTTTCGATCCAATCGTAGCTCGACGCATCGAGATAGAAGCGAAGAAGCTGAAGGGCTATTATACCCGATACCGACTCGCTACGCTTCCGCAGAGCTTCTCGCATAGGCTTCGCTACCTTCGAGAAGTAGAAGTCAATCGAGTCTACGCTTTGTTGAATCTCCCCCTGTATCAAAGTCTTCAGAGTCGGAGCCATCGCGGACACGTAGAGGTTCTCCGGCTTACAACCGTAGTGCGTACATGCTCGCTCCCACATACCGGCTACGTCTTCCGGCTCTACGTCGTACCAAGTCGGTCCAGCGGCTATTCGATTACGGATATGGATCAGCCCTTCCCGGTAGCCGCTCTGTAAGTAGTCGCCGACGTTTTCCCAAGTCGGACTCGCGTTGCCAAATTCAGCATTTTTATAACGACGTACGAAGTCGTGCTTAGTCAGCACCGGCGGATAATCAGGCATCTTTCTTCGCTCCCTTATTCTTCCAGTTACGTTTCCGAGTTTCAATCCAGTACTTACCAGAGAGCCGCCACGCATCGTCCTTGACTTTCGAGATCGCCTCTAAAGCGTAGGCGTACTCCCGTTGCTTATGTAGCATAAACGCATCCATCAGCGGCTGGGCTACCGTATCGAGAAACGGATTCATGTAGTCGTGGTTGTACTCTCGATGCCTACCGTCGTTCACTTCAACGAAGGCTTCAACCTCCCCGTCGAAACGAGGCGAACCGCTCTCCAACGCTACACGAATCATTCGATCGTCGTAGTCGCGGGGTGGAGAGAATGCGTTACTGTTGCTAGGATCGTTCGCAGCTAACCACTTCTCCGGCTTCCAATCATCTCGCTCGACGTAGGCGTGAAGGTTATTCGAGAACTGATGATACCTTCCTACGCCGATACCTAACCGACCGGCGAGGTACTCTTGTAGAAACGAGAAGTGAACGACGTTCGCCCCGAGCGATCCCCATACCAAATCATTCGAGCGGTTCGTCACCGTCATGTCGAGATAACGAACTATTGGCCCAAGTCCTTCCGCATAAGAGATTGCGTCGCTTGCGTGCCGAGCCATATCTATCGGGTCATCGTCGGCACTAGCAAGCCCCATCATCTCTTGGGCTTGATCTACCTTTCGTCGTACTTTCTCGGAAGGCCAATTGTGTTCCGGTCGGTACTCTCGGATATCAAAATACGCTGCCGTGTTACAGCAAACGTCCTTCGACGTATCAATCTTCAGCAAGTCGTCTTCGACGTTCCACATTTGTAGAACTACTCGACGGCTATCGGGAGTTGCTTTGAGATGCTTTACGATTACGTCAAGTTGGTCGAACGCTTCTAACTCTACATGCGTTTCAAGCCCCGAGTCTCTCGTAGCATTTCTCCAACGATAGCCGTACGCCCCGTTGAACGTCTCGCCGTCGTCGCTCGCGATACCTTCAATGGCGGAGTTGTAATAACGGAGCGGGGCTACATCGTTACGACCGGCGAGCATCCAAAACGATTCATAGAGATGAAAGAACGGGTTACAGTCCCGAGCCGAGTTGAAGAGTACCCGCTCAGTCGGCTTCTCGTAGGTAATCAGTACCGGCTCGTCTACCCGTCGTACGTTACCGACTCGGCTACTCGTATGACGGAACGGGGCACCGTCTCCGCTGGCGAACTTCTCGACAAGATCGTTGAAGGCTTCGTTGACGTTTCGGTAGGTTACGTGCATCTCTCGCTCCTTTTGGGTAAGTTTCTCAAAAATACTCAGGTTGGTTTCGCTCGGCTATTATAGCTTATGCGGGCTATTATAAATAAACTTTCATGGACCGTTGGATTTTAGGTACTCGCGGGCTTAACGTACGGTCGATGAAGGGATAGACTTGTACTTACCCTTCGGACTCCGGAGTGTATTCGAGTCCTCTCTATTTTTAGTTTCTTTTCAGGAGCGAATTGATGAAGACCTCAGCCGAGAAAACCGTCGCGAAGACCGCCGTCAAGACTTCCGCGAAGACCGCCCCGGCGACGAAGGCGACGAAGAAGACCGCAGCCGCTACGAACGGTAAGGGAACAATCGACGGACTTCGTAAGCCGCAAGCGAGAATCCTTCAGGCTCTCAAGAACGGCAATGCTTTCTCCCGGGCCGTTATCTCGGATAAGGCGAGCGTAGACAACGCCGCGTGTACCGAGTATCTCGGATCGATCGACGCGGACGTACGGAAGACGAACGACGCCAAACATTTTCCTTCTCTCTTAGGACTCAAGCTCATCAAATTCGAGCAACACGACGTTAAGGGAAAAGACGTCATCCTGTACTCGATCACCGCAACTGGTACAAAGAAGCTCGCCAAGTAATCTCCTCTAACTTACCTCGCTCCACGCGGGGTATTTTTACGCACGTACAACGCCGACGAAGCCGCGTAATGATTCTTATTCCATCGCCGTAACCGATAGCCGCTTAACTTAAATGATCGCCAATAGGCGTCCAAGTCTCTCTCGTCGAGACCGTACGAAGCGTAGTTCAAATGGAGCTTCGAGCAGCTTACGTCGGTGAAGACTACGGCTGGTGGTTTGATCGCTCCTACGGCTTCATCGAGTAGCTCTCGCTTCAACTTCGTAACTGTATTGAAATCAGCTAAGAGCAGATCGCACGTAGGTAACTTCGCGGTTGAATCGAATCGACTTACGTTCAATCGTACCCGCTCGGATACCCAAGCTCTCTTCGCGGTAAACTCATCTTGTTCAAAGCCGATTATACGAGCCGTAGGGAACTCCTCGCACGCTCGTTTAGCCCATCCGCCTAAGCCGTATCGGATATCGATTATCTGGCTCACGTTCTCCAGACCGGCTATACACTCAGCGAGCGATACCGCGTTGGCGTTCAAGTCCTTCTCCCGTATCTCCACCGCAGGGGTATCTTGGTCCATCGATTATCCTATATTCCAAAAGAGGGTATTGCCGTCGAGCGGATGTATGTCCATCCACCATCGGAACGTCTTCAAGTCATAGTAGGGATTACACGGCCACGGCGGAGTTCCCCCTGGTCTCGCCGTATCTCGGTAGGCGTACCTCTCATCCACTAATGTAAGGTCAACCGAGTATCCCGACTGCTCTCGCACGTACCTTCTAACTTGGTCGTGGGAGCGGGAGTAGCCGAGATGCAGTATGAACTCTGGTCTATCGAATCTACGGAAATCGCAGAATCCCTTAACGACTCCCGCCGCTATCGTCCCGCTACTAACCGGGATAATCACCCGATCAAATACCGTACCCGTTGTAGGAACCTCCTTCGCCGTTTCCGTTACCGACTCCGGGAGCTTCAAAGCGTTCGGCATCATATATCCGCCCCGAGATTCACAGAGCTTCTTCGATTGGTGAAAGAGGATTGCCGACCGACCGGCTGGAAGCGGATAGAGACCGGCTCCAAGTTCTTTCGCTTGTAGTTGAGCTTCTCGTGGCCCCGGCTCTCCCACGTAGTTCGGATAATAGTTCACGCACTTCTTACCGAGTATCTCGCACGCTCTCGCTACGGCGTGTCCGGCTTGAGAATGGTAGGTGTCGAGTACGCCGATGATATTCTCGGGGCGACTCTTTACGTGAGCGTAGACTCCCCGAGTCTTCGAGAACGCTGGCCCAGGTCGAAGGCACGAGAGGTCTTCTCGCTTTACCCACAACCCGTATTCGGCTTGGTGCTCTTCGATCGGCGTACCTTCCCGGAGCATCCCCCCGGCTACGATCTTCCCTCGACTCCGTACGGCTACCATAGGTGTCCTCTCCCCGCTCGTAAGAGCTTCTGCGACGTAGTACACCGCGAGAACCTTAGAAGCCCCCTACGGCACGCTCGTATGTCTTCTCCGGCTTCGTAGTGCCCCCCTAACGACGACTTCCACTTGCAGAGGATCGTCTCCGCTTCCTGCCCGTTTATCGCTCGCTCGTATCTCGGAGGGGCTAGATAGTCGCCTAGGCGTGCGAGGATCGCCCGTACGGCTCTTTCCGACGTATCTGAGGGGTATTCGCCGTCCTTCTCCCCGGAGGCTCTCTCGTAGCGATCGTAGGCGATTTCCGCCCCCTTCTTCGGGCTATCGAACAAGAATATATCGCTTGTAGAGAAGTCTACCCGAAGTAAGTTGAGCCGCTCTAACATATCAGCGACTTTGAACGCTATCCAAGGTCCGAAGCCTACCCACTTCTTCACGCGATCCATCACGACTTCGGCTGAGACGGCTCCCCGGTTCCCTCCGTCTCGAAGACGAAAGAACAGGTCACCGACTCCCCGAGCCGCTAGGTACTCAACCGACTTCCGAGCGTTCTCTCCCCGGAAGTGTCTACGCTCGGTACAACGCGGATACTCATTGGAACCGGCAGCTAGTCGAAACCGATTCCAGTACTCGTAGGGATGATCCGTAATCCACGAAGCCGTACCGACATGGTAGAAGCACCAGTAAGCGAGGAGCCAACTCTCTAATTCGTTTGGCCCCCATTCGGCTTCGTGGAGTAGGACGTAGACTGGATCAAGATCGTTGGTCTCTAGTAGCTCTCCGCCGAACTCAAACAGGTTGCTCATGGAACGGCACTTTCAAGTCTACGAGTTGGAGAGCCTTCGCTTGTCCGGCTAACTCGTCGCCGCATCTCGGCTCGCCGTTATTCTCCGAAGCACAATATAGACAACCGCTTGGAGGACACTCTTCGATCGGCTGAAACATATCGCCTTCGCTAGATCGTTCGTACACCGGAACTCTCTGGCCGTGGCATTGGTCTGCCGTCGTATACTTTCGACCGATACTCACGCCCGTCTTATTGATGATGTCTCCAACTTCGTTTCTCTCGTACTCGTACTCGTAGCAAGTCGCGTAGGTGAGTCCGTACTTCCGAGCGTAGGTGGAGTAGAGCTTGTGAGCCTTCATCCGGTAGCTCTCGACGATCGTACGTTGTCCGCCGATATTCTCGGTGAAGAGTTCTTCAAAGGCTCTCCCCCTATCGCCGAACCGTCGTATCAAACGCTCGGCCATCGCGGGAGCCCAAGAGTAACCGGCTTCAACGAACTTAACGATGACGTGATCGGCTCCCGCATCGGCTAACATCTTGAAGAGCTTAACAATCTGATCGTTCGACGTTATACCTGGCATGATCGGATTACACTGGATGGAGACGTAGATACCGTTACGCTTGAGCCGCGTGATATCTCGCAGATGTCCGTCCAGAGATAGTGCCCCCGGTGAGAGTCGTCTCCAGTCTTCTGCGTCGGGAGTATTGAGAGACTTCTGAGCGTAGCTATGGGGATTCTGCTTCATCAGATCGATAGCCCATCTCGGATATCGAAGGCGACTCAAGAAGAAGATCGGAAGACCGACGGCCACGAACTCTTTAGCGGCTTCTTCGGTGTTATGATAATACTCTTCGAGCGGGGTGAACGGATCGGTGAACGACGAGAAGTAACCAGCAGCGGCTCGGTTCATTGAACTAAGCTGCTCCTTGATTTGTTCTCCGTAGTTCTCCGGTACGGTAATCAATCCTGTACCTCGATAGCCCCGGAAGCCGGAGTTGATATAACAGAACGCACAACCGACTGCGCACCAACCTCCGTACGGTTCCGTTAAGACGGCTTCGCTGAAACAAGGTCTCGCCCGTACTCCCGGCGACTCGTGAAGACTTTTGTACCAGCCCTGGAGTTTCTTCGCGTTCTTAATCCGCATGTGGGGATACGGTTCCAGGTACGCCGTAATTGACTTCTTGTTATCCTCCTTCGCGTTACGGGTCATCCCAATCTTCATATCGCGGACTTTGATTCTACGTCCGGTCAACTCGTCCTTGATCGTTCGGATCGGTCCTAGATCGTCGAACGGTTCTGGCCGCATAAAATACTCGTACTTTTCGTACGCGGTATTGATATCGTCGCCTACGTCCTTAACCAACCATGCGTCCTGTTCCATGCTTATCTTCTTTCAACCATTTGACCACTTGGGTTACCGCTTGATTGCCGCTTACACGGCGACAAAAAACATCGGCTTCAAGTAGTCGCATTCTAGCCCTTTCAATAACTGCAACCCGATTGCTAGTATTCTTCGGGTTGAGCGGTTTCTCGTTACCGGCTTCTTTCCTTCGCTTCGCTACTCTCTGTAAGCAAGTCTCTAACGTCGTCGTCAAGAAAAGCACCCGTACGTCCGGTAGTTGGCTCGTCCACTTAACGTCTTCGCTGAGTAGTAGCCCCTCGCAAATGATCGTCCTGATTCCGTATTCCAACGTCTGAATAAGCTCGTAGACTTGGCGGGCACTTCCGATCGTATCGCACCCTCCGCACGGCGACTCGTAGTGCCCGAGTAGAGCTATCGAGCCGCTCCGATAGTATAACGGATTTTTACGGTTAGGGGCGTAAATAGATCGCCACTTGAATTTAGCTCGGATAGCCCGCATCGCCGTCGTCTTACCGCTCCCGCTCGTACCTCGAATTTGAATGATCATACGCCGTTGTACCTCCGCTTCGCTCGTCCGTCTTCCCAAAGTAGTCTCTCGTACTTACTTCCGAAATATTGATCGTTGATAAGACCTACGAGACATCTCGGCTGAATCACCTACAGCGTTACGTCTTCCCTGGGCTCCGTGTTCTTTCAACGCCTTTCTTCCCGCATCTTCGATACGAGCTTTACCTGGCTCTGACGCAGTAACGTAGCCTAAATTACCGGCGGCATGTTGTCTCTTAGCTCTTTCCGATCTTCGCTTTCGCTCTGCCGGGGTGATTCGGCTCTTGTTGGAATTTAACGGTCTTTGTACTTCTACCGCTCGGAGCTATTCTCCGCTTAATCGGAATTACCATTGTACCTCCTTTTTGACCTACCATCTTGCCATAACATCCGTTCATATTTGTCCCATTCGCAAAGGCTATGCTCAATCTCTCGCATCTCGAAGTCGGGCATACTCGTGAGGTTCTTTTGTACAAACGCTAAGAGCTTCCGAACCTCTCCTACACCGTCCTTTATACGAGTCGGTGACGATGAGTTCTTACCCTTCGGAAACGGTAAGTCAAGAATGCGGTAGAGTCCTCTCGTCGCTCCAGGACCGATATGACACCAAGTCTCGATGTCCTCCGCGTTCTCTAGGAGGTAAGTATACCGAAGATCGCAGACGATCTCGTACGCCATGAATCCGCCCAGCCCGTCGTACGCCGTTAGGAACTCGTGAGCCGCCTGTAGCGTATCCTCTCGTTGCTCCGAGATATTCTCAAACAACTCCTCTCGGTTCGCCCAGACGTTCTGTATACGGTCTACGATCGCTTCGAGCTTCGGCTTACCTGCCGGCGAGTTGATCATGAACGCTCCGGTGAAGACATTCCCTTCCGTTCTTAACGCTCGGAGAACTCTCAACGCTCGCTTCTTATTCCAGTTGGTAAGTAGGCATAACTTCGAGTCGAGACCGGGATGCAGTAATGAGTTTCCGGTTGGAATATAGTTGAACCACCGGAAGATAATTGTAGCGAGTAGTACACGCGGATCATCTCGGAGCGGCTCGCGAATCAACTCCCGAAACCATCGAGTGACTTTGTCGTTCTCGCGGTAGGGATTCGTGAAGAAGAAGTTACGCATAACTTCGTCATCGGTCCACGGCTTCTTCTTGCCTTCCCCTTCGCGTCGTAAGTAGATTTTGTGTCGCTCCTTTATCCAATAGAGAAAGCGACGATGCGGAGTCATCCGCTTTACGGCTTCGATGTTCATGACGGTAATCCTAGTTTAGTTTCTCGTTCCAATTCAAATTCGTTATCCTTTCGATGCTCGCCGCAGCCTTTCGAGTCGGCGGTCATTCCCGGAAACAAAGCCCGAACCTCTACCCGCGTCTGCGGTATCTGCCTGATCGCTTTCGTCGCTGGGTCCATCCCGGCTACCATCTTCGTAGACGTAATCGAAATCAACTGCGGCGGGTTACGACGGCACTGACCTTCCAGGCTCGCCTCCTTATCCGTGTCTTCGTTTCGGACGAAGAAGTAACAGCTATCACAAACTTGGTATCTCATTCTCGCTCCTCCATATCCCATAGAGCCACGCTCAGTCCAAAGTACCGAGTGAGGACCATGCTCTTGAATTAAGTTGTCGATAAACTTTCGCCACGTAGCCAAAGTCCAGGCCTACTTGCTTAGGGTTGGGGATCATCGCTCTGGCTCCAAGTATGGGGATGGTAGTCTACTCCGCTCGTAAGAGGTACGCCGATATCGTCGCCGATCGCTTCCATGAGTCGTCGTACCTTCCGAACCTTCGGCATGTTTCGCTTCTTCGGTCGCTTCGGAAAGTCGAGTACAACTTCATCGTGAACGTTCATAATCATTCGGTAAGTATCCGCCCCGTCGATAGCGTTCCACTCGTCGAGTTGGCTTTGGATATCTACCATCGCTCTCGACATAATCCAACACGCCGTTCCTTGAACGTGGTAGTTCAACGGGATCGTCGGCTTAATGCCGCCCCAACCGCTTCGGCTACACAAGAGAGGATAGCCCCGAGTCGGATCAACGGTACGGTCAGGCATCGTTTCGACGTAGCCATGTTTGTTCGCGAAGTCGATCCACTGGCGGTTCAACGCTGCCTTCTTCTTCAACCGTTTGGAGATCTTAGCTTGGGCTCCTGGCACGTGATACGCTTGGTCGGCAGTTCCGGTTCCGTCAGCCTTGTCGACGGCTCCGTACATATCCGCAAAGTTTCCGTTCTTCGTCCATTGATACCACGTGCTCCCATACTGTTTCTTAACTCCCGAGGCTCCGTACTTGGCGAACTTTTCAGGGTGAAGGATATCGAAGATGAGCAAGTGATAGGATCCAAAGTAAGGAGCAGCGTTTGGGTTCTCGAATAGTGCGAGCATCGCTGGTTCTTGGCATTCGTATCCCGGTATTCTTAACTCAAGATTATCGTAGTCCAAGCTCCACCATTCTCTACCAGGAGTGGGGCCGAAGCAGTACCGTAAGTTGAAGCCTTCCTTCTTAGATATATTTTGTTCGTTAGGATTCGAGGAGGACCAACGTAGCGTATCCGTACCTGTTGGATTCAGCGAGGGATACAGGATGTACCAGCCGTCTCGATTGGTTCCCACCCAGAACCGTTCGTAGCTCTCCATGTAACTCAGAGCGGTATCGCGTTTACGTTTTCCCCGCAGAGCCGTTACAAAATCTAGTTTCTTTCCTTCGTCGAATGACGCTATGTAGTGGTCCAATACATTCGCGTCGAGTGACGGCTTACCGGTCTTCTTCGATTTCTTTACGACCGGTAAATCCATGCAATCGAAGACTGCCGTAAGTAGCGAGCCGTTATTGCCCGACTTCGGTAGCTCTAACTCGGCTCCGTAGTCGGCGGCAATTGCTACGCACGTCTCTCCGGCTCTCTCCGACTCTTCGCGGTATTCTCCGACGAGTTCGGTTAGTCGGTCCCTATTGAGCGTTACGCCAGCTCTCTGCGTCTCGTAGACTACTCGTAGTAGCTTCCGTCGGCTCTCGTGTATCGCCCGTAGCCCCCGCTCCTCGACGATCTCTAGCATTCGACGGTAGAGAGCGTAGGTTGACGCACTATCGACGTTGGCGTACACGCTCGCTATCGTCCACCATGGATGATCCTCCGCGTATCCCTTCTCTCTCGCAATCGCTCGCGGTAACCACGTATCGTATTTCCAAACCTTATCTTTCGCTGACGGCATACACGGTAGGTTCTTAGCGGCTACCATCCACTCAGGGTAATCCCGCTTGGCTATCGTACGAGCTTGGTTACACGCCTTGTTTAATGCGTCGTCGTACGGCTTGACGTTTACTCCGAGATAGACCAACACCATAGTCGTAAGATCGTGCGGCTGATTACTCGCGAGAAGATGCCCCAAGAATAACGTATCATCAGTCGCGTCCCATCGCCAGTCCTTACCAATACCCAGAGCGATCGTATCGAGAGCCTCTACATCAAACTTCGCATTCTGAAGTACGAGCTTCTCAGCGTCGTCCAAGTAGTCGCGAACCTCTCTCAAATCTCCCTTTGGTATAATCGGCTCGCGAGTAAGAGGGTCAACATCCCACTCCCAAAACGCTTGGTCATCGCTACCGTCGCAAGTCGTAACTAAGTAGGGCTTCACGCCATGGTGGAAGTCGAATCCCGTCGTCTCAGTATCAACGGCCAGTAAATCAATCATTGTCTACTACCTTTACGAGTTCTTTTGACTGCCTTCTCTGTCCTCTAACTTCGTGAAGAATTTCAAAATCCCGCCAGTCGGCTCCTTCACAGACTATAACTTGCCCAATACGTCTATTACAGTAACCACGTAATTGGGAATAGAAACTAGAGTTGGTACCAACGACGTAATCGGATTTGCGATACTGGTAAGGAGGATCAACGAAGTAGGTAGCGGGTACATCAGAGCGTACCTTTCTAAAGTCTTCGCAAGTTATAGTCCAGTGGCTTATGGCTGTAACCGCTTCTTGGTACGAGCAATTTCGTCATCTCTTGCAGCCCAACCAGTGTAGACATTACCGGGATCATTTCTACACCGACCTACGCAGAATCCCAATAGCTCTCTCTCTACACTCGACAGAGATTCTATCTCTCGTAGATCATCGCCCTTAACCAACTCCGGTAGACTTAGTAAGTCAGCGAGCGAAGCCGATTGGACCCATTTCCAGATACGGTAGATTACCGGATAGGCATCATTGATCCAAACGTCTCGATCTAATCCGTATCGACAAGCGTACCTAGCCCCTCCGCAAAATGGTTCTACAATAGTATCATGAGTTGGTTCGGGATACAGGTGTATGACTTTAGACTTACCGCCGAAGTAGCTAATCATTGTGAGCTTGCTCCCATTGAAATTCGGTTTTGAACTTCGGCGGGTACTTCTTACCTTTGAGAAGTAATCGCCACTTGCTCCAAGCCGCGAACGGTCCAGGGTATGGCGGGAACCTATCGAGACCGGCTTGGCTTAGAACCTTATCACCGTGTTGAATAACACCAGCATACTTTCCTTGGTTCATCTGTCCTTTCTGTAACAAAGCGAGCATCCGTCCGCCGTGGATGTAGTTATGGCAGTAGTGGCAAAGCGGTACGGTTTCGATGTACGTCCAAGTACCTTTGAGATAATTGACCGTATAGACTTCGTGACCTTCGAGCCATTTGCGAGCCTTCGCGTTGTACTTAGATACCTCGCACGCAACGCAATGGTAATTCGTTGAGCGGTACGCTTCTCGTCGCGTAGCGTTCCACCACTTCGGTCCTAGTAGCTCTCGCGGAACTACGCCGTGCATGGGCCTGGGAGTATTCGGGCAGAGTAGTATCTCCGGTCGTGGCTTCCATTCCCGTACCAGAGCTTGGGCTTGCTTGAGTACGTCCTTGGGTTTCTTGGGCTTCCTACCGGCCATCCTTTCGCTCCTTCAGCTTTCCCGTTCCGTCACAGGGATGACAAGTCCATCCCCGTGTACTCTTGCCCGAACCTCCGCAGGCTGTACACGCCGTCTTATCGAGTTCCTTCTTTCGCTTCGGCGATATCGGCATTAAGATTCTTCTGCCCCAATCACCACACTCTTTAGCTCTTCCAGTAACACCTGAGCCTGTTCCTCTAACTCTTCGCGGGGGAAGTCCCGCCCTATGCTCACCTTGCGATCAACTCTTAACAGTTGGAATGCATTCATTCTCTTGCGAATTTTGTCAGCTTGATTGTTCCATTGCTTACCCTCTCCCCATTCGTCGTCGACATAACCCAAGTCCCATTTTCGTTTGCACTCTCCATTACACTCGGCATGGCTCAAATAACCACAATCACGAATAGTCATGTCGCCACCGCAGCATGGGCAATCTGCGAGCCACAGCGTCTCTACGCCGCTTGCTTTTCTTTCAACTGTTCCCATCGCATCGCCTCTTCTACGGAGCCTAAGATTCTCCCGCCCCGGTCCTTATCCTATTGATCCCCAGTAGAGAGTTTGACCCAAAGGAGGGAGATACAAAAATTAGGGGCGATAGCCTACCGTGTAGTCACGTATCTTTCGTCGGGAAGTTCGTAAGCAAGTTGGTTAGACCTAATCCCGCCGACTATCGCCTCAAACCTTTACCACTCTCTCACGAATAGTCATGTCGCCACCGCAGCTGGAGTTTTTCTGACGCTGAACGGACTCAACGTACTCGTAGTGGGCTGCTTAGGACGAGACGAGTGTAATCGATCTCAGCCGGTGAGCAATCCGCAACTCTCTCACGGAAGTCACGCCCATTTCGTATCCATTCTGCGGTTTCCGCCGCCTGACGTTGGCAACTTGAGGCTGTTCCTTCAGCCGTTAATCCCACTAGACTACTCGCCCGATTCGAGAGCCGACCACAAGACGGACTTGTAACTCTTACCGTCGTCCAGATTCTTGAGGTTGACTTTCTCGCTTCCCTCGAAGACGGCAGTAACTTCGCACTCAACCGCCTTGCGAGCATTCGGCGGCTTGTACAGGAATACGTCGCCTTTATCGGGATTGAAGTTGCTGTCAGTTTCGCCTTCGGCTTGGAAGAGAGCTTCGGCGAGACCACTCCAAGACTCGTAGGCGTCGGGATCAAGACCGGCTTCAATACCCGCGTTATTGAGCGTAGTGATCGCCTCTTCATCTTCGGCATCGGCGGCTTCCCCAAGAGCTGGATAATCCACGATGTCTTCCGCCTTTCCAACTTCGTCCGCTTCGGCTTCTTCTTCTGGCGGAGACTCGACCGAGATAGCTACGTCCACCCAGGAAGCTGCGTTGTCGATATCGTCTTGGGAGATACCGGCTGCGAGAGCTTTCGTTTGGAGTTCGTTCGCGGCTTCTCCGTCTCCACCGTCAGCAGCTTCTCCGATGTCGGTCAAACTCGTTTCATTCTTCGCTGCCGCAGCATTACCTTTCGCCTTCGCTTTCGTCGGCGGAGCTTCGGCGGTCTCGTCTACGACGCCATCAGCTTCTTCGGGCACGTAGTTTTCCAATCCTCTGATGCCGGACCACTGATGGTTAATTCGCGGGTCGGGATACTGTTCGGTAGCTTCGCCCTTCCAAGTTCGGAATCGGAAGTACGGTGCCTCTTCTTTGAGAGTCTCGACGACTGATTCCAAGTCGTCAAATTCGAGTCCTTCAGTTTCCACTCCAAGCTTCTTGAGTTCGTTTACAACCCAAGCCAAATGCTCGTCCACGGTAGACCGAGAGCGGCTCGGAGTATCGCAGACCGGCTCCATGATCATCGTCGAGAGACCGGCAATCGGCAACCCTTCGTGCATCGTCGGCGTAACGACTACGCCGCGAGCAAGGAAGAAGACTTCACCTTCCATATCTCCTTTCTTGTAGTTACTAAAGCGGCAATCGACAAGTTGGGCTACGCCGTTGTCGATACCTTCGGGAAGGTCTCCACCCATCCCCATTTGTACTTCATCAGCCTTGTGGGCGTCAAACGCTTTCTTGCCTTTCGCTCCGAGCTTGGCTAGCACACCGCCGCTGGTCGTCTGTCGTGGCATCGTCTTCTTCTCCTTCGGTAGTTAATGAACCTACAATCTCTCCCCGGAGTATAACAACTCCATTGGGGGACTTTACACCAATCAGCACTCGCTTACCGCGTACTTCCAGTACACGTACTTCGTTCACGCCGTCTATCAAAATACTCTCGCCAACCTTTCGAGTCAGTACCAGCATCCTATCCTCCTTGACGGATTAGTTCCATGATTTTATCGTAGTCGGGATCAACAATACACTCTTCCAGTTCAATTCCTTTCGGTAGGCGAAACTTGGTAGTGAAAACCGCGTCGGGAGCGGTACGAAGACAGTACTCTACTCTACCCGTTTTCTTGTGAACCGTCTTCGTCTTACCCGCTATCGTCGCCTCCTTCGTTTCTAGCTCGTCGCGGATGTACGTTTGACAGATGTAGTCGCACGCGGGGTTGAGCCAACCGACTACCGAAGGCGTAACAGCCGAGCCGACGTACGGCATCAACAAGTCTCCGGTATTGTCGGTATTGAACTCTCGCTCTTGGGCAACGATAACGACGTTACACGTAAGGTTCAAAAGCGATCGTAGCCGCTCCTTCATTTGGAGAGCTACTTGCCCGTATTGTTGTTGGGTAGCAACGCCCCAAGATAACTGAGCCGGTGCTTGGCTCAACCCGAGAATCTCCTTCAAGATAAAGTCTTGGAGACCGCTCGCGTGATCCATTACGATCGTCTTGTACTTATCGGTCTCTAGTTGATACTCAACCAAGTCGGGTATCTCCGTCGAGCTTTCGATTTGTACTTGGTCGATTCTCTTACGGTTCGCTGCCGTATCTATTGACCGAAGCTCTCCGCAGCCTTCCCCGCCGCTACAAACTATCGCGAGGATCGGAGCGGGAAACGAACTCCACAACGTCGTCTTACCCGTACC